CTGCAAGGATCTCGGTGAAACGGTCTTGATATGCCGAGCGGAGATATTCGGCACGCTCGGCCTCGTCCGGATGTGACCGGAAAAACAGTTCGATCTGCGCCTTCTTGTAGATCAGATCATCATTGCGGTTTTCAATGATGGCGAAAATTTTCTTTTCATCCAAAAAAGCGGGCAGCTCAGAGGGTGCTTCCTCCGCACTGTCCGCTTCTTCGGGTTCGGTGTTCAGCTGTAGATCAGCTCCGCCAGCACTGTCCCCTCGGCGGCGTTTCTCAGGTTGTTCATCAGCCCCACCCACTTCATCGGGTCGGCGGCTTTCAGCTCCTCCGTCACGCCCTCGGCCTGAGCCATCGCCGTCACCGTCTGTTCCACGCGCTGCCGCGCCGTCCGGTCGATCTCCGCCAGATGCTCGTTCAGCCTGCCCGATGTCAGCAGGTTCGTGAACAGCACCTTCCGGTGCTCCTTCAGATACCTCCGGCGTAACAGGCCGTATTTCCCAAGGGCTGTTTCCGGCTCCTGCGGCGGCAGCAGATCCGGCAGCCGGTAGCCGTCCTTTATCGTGTATGTCAGTTCCATGGTTTTCGCTCCTTTCGGTCGGTGTTTCTGTTTGCTTGTCTATAGGATACTCATTTCCCGGTGCCTGCGCAATTGTGCGAATTTGCTTTTGACGGCTTCGGACGGTCAATGCGATGGCGCTCAAACCGCTTTCGGCAATATCCCGTGTGGCCACGCCCAGGGCATTCAGCGTTTCCGGGGTATTGAAATTGAACACCTCAGAGAAATCCTCCGGATCAAAATATTCATCCGGTTCCAGCCCGCAGCGGCACATCAACATATACGCCGTACTGTTCTCCAGCAGACGGCGATAGAGAACCGACAAATTCAGCTCGTCCAGTTCTTCCAGCAGGCTGTTGTCCCGGCAATTCTGCAGATCATCAAGATAGTCCGTCATATTGTCCGCCGCAGCGTTTTCCATGGCGGATACTATGGCTTCCTCCAATGTGCCTTTATCGTCCAGCGCACCGAATCGGTTTTCCAATGCTTCGATCACATCCGGCTCCTGCTCGGTAGGCACCTGCCAGAGCGGCACGGGGCGGGACAAACGGCTTTCGTGGGTGTCGGATATATCAAAATAATACTTGAGGCGCGTGCGTCCCGGATAGTCCCGATCAAATACGGCAATGCCGGTAGCGCCCTTATTGACCCATCGGCCGAATTGACGGTTCCAGCGCTCTATCTCCAACACAGCCGTTGCGTCCGGGCGCTGTGCGTGTACCAGCACCTGCTCCTCAAAGGGCAGCTTATAATTCCGGCAGGCAGAGCGCAGAAATGCCGTCCACCGGTCTGCGCGGGCCAGTGCGGCGATCTCCTGCCGGTAAACCTCCGTGATCTCCTGAAATCTGCGTGCCATGGGCAGCACCTCCTATCTTTCCTTTGGTTTTTCCCTGTCCTTTTTCAGCAGGTATTTATCCATATATTCCCTGGCCGAACACAGCTCGCCGGTGTAGTTCCAGTCGTTTTCCGGGTCGATATAGCGGTAGGCGTTGTTATTGTACCGGTTCGGCTCCAGCTTGATGGGTGTCGCAGACAGCAGCGTTCCCCAGTGGTTAACCATGATCCAGCGGCCGATCTCCACGGGGATCCCGCACTGATCGTCGTCATTGCGTACCTCATAGAGATACAACCCCTTGGGCACCGTGTTTCGGTCTACCCGCAGGCAGGTAAAGAGCATGGGACGGTCAAACACCTCCACCAGCTCAAAGCGTTCTTTTCTTGCATCAACAGACATACCGTTTTCCTCCTATCTTTCTCGCGCCGCTTCCCGGACGGGCGGAAACCGCCAGCCGTAGACCCGCCCGATCTCGTCGCCCAGGCGCTTTGTCACACGGGTCACATCGGCGCGGGTGGCGGTGCCGCTGTACAGCTTTTCTTTCAGCTGGTCGATCTGTGCTTCGCTCACATTCTCCTTGTAGGCACGGTAGAGATAATGGTTCGTGCCGTCGTGATGTACGGCATCGCAGCGCAGATCGCCCAGCCGGTCTACATACCATGTGGAATAGTCCATCTCAGAATACAGGCAATCGCGGATATTGCCGCTTTTGATCTCGGCATAACCGGGATACCGCCCATCCCATCGGCCGATGTCTGCGATCAGCAGAATGGGGCGGGAGAGCTGAATGTTCAGATTGCACCGCTCGTCATCGAGATAGTCGTTGTTCTGCTCGACCATCAATTCCATCCGTTCCTGCTCGGAAAGCTCGGGGTACTGTTCCTCCAGATCGCCCCTCCAATCCTCGTAGTCCGGATCGCTGCTCCAGATAATATGTTTCTGCTCGGTCATCGTGCGTCACCTCGGTCTTTCTCCCGGCGCTTTAACGGCTGCCCCTGTGCATCGTAGTTGGCGGGATCGGCAATGGGCTTGTCAAAGCCGAACATGGAGCCGCCTTTCAGGGCCTCCTCCTGGGCGCGGGTCACGCCCAGCTTGCGGTTATATTCCTCCACAAGCGCACGGGCTTCTTCCTTTGAGGTGTGGGGAATGTCCGTCTTGTAATAGCCGGTTTCGCCCCGTTTCAAAATCACCACATTTCCGGTGTCCAGCAGGAGAGAGTAGCACTGCTTTGGCAGGGAGGAGCGCAGCGGCACATAAGTGTTGCCGTTTCGCGCCATCCATTCGGCAAACTGCGCCATGTGATACAGGTTATCGACCCCGTAGCCGATCTCGGCGCGGTTCTCGTCAATGTAGCGGCAGGTGTGGTCACTATGGCTGCCATCCGGACGGGTCACACGGATACTGTCCCCATCGGGAATGCGGAACCGTTCCTTGCCGCTTGTATCAAGAAAGCAAATGCCGCGGGCCGCCTTTTCCATGTGCTGATCCAGCATCTCCCGGCGATAGCAGTAGATATACAGGTTATAATCGCCCTGCATGGGATTCAGCCGCAGCAGATAGGCATATTCCGGCGTATCCACCCGGAATCCGTACTGCGGAATAAAATCCTCGGCAAACACACTTTCTTTGTGTTCATAGCAGTATCGGGAAAGGCTGCTGCGGTTTTTGAAAATGCCGTCATAGCGCTCGTCAAAACGCAGGGCATTGATAAAATCATCAAACTCATCCTTGAACGCCTGTGTTTTCAGCTCCCCGCAATGATCCTCCCATGAGGTGAAAAAGCCGCTGCCGCTTCTGTCCATGTCCCCGCGCAAATGACCGATGCAGCCGGTCTGTTTGTCGAGCTGCTGGCTGTCGGTATAACAGTAATTGCGCTCCGCCGGGGCCATGATCTTGATTACATAGTCCATTACCGTTCACGCTCCTTTGCCGCTTTTGCCTCCCGTACAGAGAGCCGTTCCTGCCGTGCTTGCCAATCAGTGCTGCAGGCTCCGGTCAATGCAGGCTTCATATTCGCCGGGGCGGAAGTAGTTATCCGTCCGGGGTGCGATGATACCGCTGTCCATCAGTTCCCGCAGGACCACCGGCGCATCGCAGTCCTCCTCAAAATTCAGATACCCGCCTGCCTGAAAGCCGACTGCCTGGGCCTCCGGGGACAGCAGCTGCCGAGCTGCGTCGATTTGGGCCATGATCCCTCCGTGGCCTGCTGTGGACACACTATACACACCGGGACACAAAGTGTCGCAGCGCACAACAAGGCCCCAAGGGGAATCACTCGGTTCTCGATACATCATCGCTCACGCTCCTTCTGCAAGGATGAAATAGAAAGCTGCTGCGCTTCTGCCGCAAATCGCTGCTCCAATCGTTCCACGCTCCAATCCTTCTTGAATTGCCCCAGCGGGCCGGGACCGAACTGTGCCAACGCACGTTTGTCCATTTCCCGCAGCCGCTCCCATAACTCCGGGTGATACTGCCGGAGCTTTCGCAGTTCTCCAATGCCCTGCAAAGGGCAGCACCAGCAGGAGCAGCGGCGGTAGATCTGATACAGTCCGCCAAAGTCATAGCCCCGGTCATAACAGATTTGCAGGGCTTCCTTCTCTGTGATCCCCCAATCCACCAGCGGATACCGTTCGTTTTTGATGCGCTTCGGCTCATCTGCGGCGATCCCCACATAACTCACGGCCCTGTATTGTCCATTCAGCCGGTTGATCTCCTTATGGATGAGATGTGTTTTCAGCTGCCCTGTGCACCAGCGCACACGGGGACCGGGCCAGCCGTTTCCGTATAGAGAAACACCCAGCCGCTGCCGGTT